CCATCTACGATTCAAAAGCTGAAAGCTACTCTAATCCCGTATACTTAAACTCTACCGGCCTAGCCGTACGCACATTCTCAGACTCGGTACAAGACCCCGAATCTCCTTTCGCCCAACATCCCGGCGACTACACTCTATTTGAACTAGGAACTTACGACGATTCAAACTCTAAATTCGACCTCTTACCAACCCCAAAATCGCTATTTGTAGCGATTGAATTTGTCCAACCAAAGGAATCATAATATGAAATCCGTAATGTCTCACAACTTCAGCCAAATACCCAAGGCTGATATACAACGGTCGTCTTTCGACCGCTCCCACGGCGTGAAAACTACTTTCGACGCCGGAAAACTAATCCCAATCCTTGTCGACGAAGCTCTTCCCGGAGACACATTCAAACTCAATATGACGGCTTTCGCCCGTCTTGCCACACCCATTAACCCCATCATGGACAACATGTACATGGATACGCACTTCTTCTCTGTGCCTATTCGTCTACTATGGGACAACTGGCAGAAATTCAATGGAGAACAAATCGACCCCGGCGATTCCATTGACTATCTAATCCCTACAATCACTAGCCCTGCAAGCACTGGCTACACCGAAGGCTCAATGTATGACTATTTTGGAATACCTACAAAAGTCCCAGGCCTTGAACACTCAGCCTTATGGAATAGAGCCTATAACCTTGTCTGGAACGAATGGTTTCGCGATGAAAACTTACAAGATTCCTTACCAGTCTCCCGTGGTGACGGTCCCGACGCACCCACCGACTACACTCTACAACGTCGAGGCAAACGCCACGACTATTTCACCTCTGCACTCCCTTGGCCACAAAAAGGCGCAGCCGTCCAATTACCTCTTGGTACATCTGCTCCCATTGCGACTAATGCTGCTCCTAATGTTGACACCCTTGGTGTTTATAGCGATGTAGACGGTGCTGATACTGCTATGTATATCTCCGGCGCTAGTAATATTTATTTAAACTCCGGTATCTCTCCCGGTGCTAATTTATACGCCGATCTTTCAGATGCAACCGCTGCAACTATCAACGAACTACGCCAAGCGTTCCAAGTACAACGCCTCCTAGAACGTGACGCCCGCGGCGGCACTCGATATATCGAGCTAATTAAATCTCACTTCGGCGTCTCTTCTCCTGACGCACGACTTCAACGCCCCGAATACCTCGGCGGCGGCTCTACTCCGGTTAATATTACACCGGTAACCCAACAATCTGCCTCTGATGCAACTACACCTCAAGGCAACCTCGCAGCTTTCGGAACAGCCTCTCTTCGTAATCATGGCTTCTCTAAATCATTCACCGAACACTGCATCATTATAGGAATGGTCTCTGTCCGCGCTGACCTAACCTATCAACAAGGCCTAAACCGCATGTTCTCGCGTTCTACGCGCTACGACTTCTATTGGCCTGCACTATCTCACCTTGGCGAACAATCTATCCTAAACAAAGAAATCTTTGCAGACGGTACCACCGCTGACGATCAGGTTTTTGGATATCAGGAAAGATACGCAGAATACAGGTACAAACCGTCTACCATTACCTCCCTGTTTCGCTCTAATGCAACAGGCTCTCTCGATGCTTGGCATTTATCCCAAGACTTCGCAACCCTACCCGCTCTAAACACTTCATTCATTGAAGATAACCCACCAATCGACCGTATCGTCGCCGTTCCATCTGAACCCGACTTCATATTCGATTCTCACATGTCTCTACGATGTGTACGTCCTATGCCTGTGTACTCCGTACCTGGCTTAATTGATCATTTCTAAGGAAATATTATGGCTATTCCTCCATCAATAATTGCTGGCGGTCTTAGCGCCCTCGGATCCGTTTTCGGATCTGGGGTATCCGCTAGATCAACCGCTAAACAAATGCAATTTCAAGAACGCATGTCTAATACTGCTCACCAACGCCAGGTCAAAGACCTACGTAAAGCGGGCCTAAACCCTATTCTCGCCGCTGGCGGCAAAGGGGCTTCTTCTCCTTCTGGTGCTTCCTTTCAAGGAGACACCCAAATCGGCGACCGCGCCGTAAATTCTGCTATGAAAGCAAAATTAAACACTCCACAAGTAAAACTTATCCAACAACAAACCGAGCAATCTGCTTCGGCTACTGCACTCAATCGTGCAACTGCTGCTAAAACTGCTGCTGAAACTCTTAATATTCCTAAAACCGGCAGCGCCATCGATACTGCTATCGAAAAAAACAAACAATCTATCATGCTTATTAAAGCCCAAACCGATTCGGCCGACTCTCGTGCCATAATCGACAAACTAGAGGCTAATCTGGCTACCCTTCTCGGCCATGCTGGCAAGGGTAATGTTATTACCACTGCCGTTAAATCTGCCGTGATCTATGCCGATAAACTCTGGGATTCTATCTCTCCACCTTCTCAAGACCCTAAAAAATCAACTGCTAAAAATAGGAAATCTGCCCGATGAAAACTGATTCTAAATCTATCCATTTAAATTTCCGCACCGCTTACTCTCCTCAACTCCGTGTCTCTTTTGAGACTACCGGTCCTACTCTAACTAAACAAAGCTTTAAAAATGAATGTGATGTCAATAACATTCTTAAAAACTACAACAAAACAGGCGTCATGCCTGAAAACTTCAACCCCGGTGAATACCGGGATCTCGACGGCACCGACTATCAGGAGTACATGCAAACCGTCGCTAGTGCTAACTCGATGTTCGAAGAACTCCCAAGCGCGCTCAGAAAGCGCTTTAAAAACGATCCAGCGCAACTCCTATCATTCGTGCACGATGATAAAAACGTCCTTGAGGCTCAAAAACTGGGCCTCTTACGCGACGACTATAAAAACCCCGATGTGGTTCTCTCACCTCCTCAAACCATCGAACCCATCGATAAATCCGAAGCGCCAGCGTAGGATTCAACAAGTGAAACGCGTTAGTAAAAGGGGCCTCCATGGCCCCGCAGACAATTCTCTACTTGATGTAATTGTCCGGACTGACAGTATTAACTGGAAAGTCCCTAAAAAACGTGGTTTACTAACCACTCTTAAACTAATAATCATTTACTTAAAAAGGAAATACCATGAAACGTTCAAAAATGTCCCGCAAAAGCTCTAAAAAATCTTTTAAAAAAGGTACTCGTGTTCATAACAAAAACATCCAAGGCACCTCTGGTATAATGCGCGGTGGAATCCGCTTATAATGCCTTGTTACTCTCCTCTTATTGGTTACCGTTCGAAAGAACTCACCGCTCGAAATAAGAGAAAAATCGTATTCAATCTTAAATACGCCCAAGACGACACCGAGGTCACCATTCCTTGCGGTCAATGCATAGGCTGCCGCTTCGAGAAATCTCGACAATGGGCTCTCCGGTGCGTCCATGAAGCTTCTCTACACGATGAAAATTGCTTCATTACTCTAACTTACTCCCCTGAAAATCTACCTAAAGACCACAGTCTTAATAAAGTTCACTTTCAAAAATTCATGAAACGCCTACGCTGGCATTATCCAGACGAAACAATCCGCTTCTATCACTGCGGAGAATATGGCGAACAAAACAACCGTCCTCATTACCATGCTTGTATCTTTGGCATGGACTTCTCTGACAAAGTTTTCTACAAGAAAACAAAAGACGGAAACACTCTCCACACCTCCAGTTCTTTACAAGAAATCTGGGGAATGGGCTTCTGCACCATTGGAGAACTAAACTTCAAAACAGCCGCATACACTGCGCGCTATATAATGAAGAAAATCAACGGCAAACAAGCCGATGAACACTACCGCTATGACAATCCCGTCACTGGCGAACAACACAAAATTATACCCGAATATACCACCATGTCACGACGCCCTGGCATCGCTGCTAACTGGTACAAAAACTTCAAATCCGATGTCTATCCCTCTGACGAAGTCATAATAAAAGGCATCCCCATGCAACCCCCAAAGTACTACGACTCTATCCTTGAAAAGGAAAATCCTTTCCTCTACGATGATATTAAACATGACCGGCTCACTAATGCCGAAAAATACTCTGCAGACAATACGCCTGAACGCCTTCACGTCAAACATAAAGTAAAACAGGCACAGGCTAAACTGCTAAACCGAACCCTTGAGGAAATCTAACATGTTACAAAAATTATTCACCATCTACGATTCAAAAGCTGAAAGCTACTCTAATCCCGTATACTTAAACTCTACCGGCCTAGCCGTACGCACATTCTCAGACTCGGTACAAGACCCCGAATCTCCTTTCGCCCAACATCCCGGCGATTACACTCTATTTGAACTAGGAACTTACGACGATTCAAACTCTAAATTCGACCTCTTACCAACC